GTATCATCATCAGCACTACCTTGAGTCAATGCCCACCAAAGTCTGGCGATGTGTAGTTTTGCACCGTTCGCATGGCCATCTAATCCACTTGCATCTAAAATAGCGGTATTTGCAGCTGCATCATCTTCGATATCAACTTTAATTGTAACTGTTCCACCAGCGCCGGGTGCATTAACGGCAGTATCTCTGAGTGTTCTTGTAACAATGGCCATTCTCTAACTCCTTAAATCGATAACATTTCTTTTTCAAAATATCTCATAAGTTCTTTCTCTGGAACTCTATATTTCTTTGAGATATCAGAAATAGTTTTCTCAAAAGTATTTAGGAAATCTGAAGGTTTAGCGTCCATTTGTGTAAAAATATCGTCTACAGCGTCTTTAAACTTAGGCGAAAGCTTCTTATACAATTTGGATTTCCTGTGTTCATCCTTCTCTACAACTGTAGATTCATAGATTTCCTCAATTCTTTTCATTTTCTCCACTCATTGTTTTGACAAATGTGGTTGCAATTTCTTTTCTGCGAACTTCCAGTGCATCACCAACTTTTTGTGACAATGCATCATTAAAGTTACTCTCTGCTCCAATATTATCGCCATTTGATAATGCGTCTACAATTTCTCTACTCATTATTTATCTCCATTTCCGTTTTTCTTTTCAGCTGCATCAGCATCTTTTAACTTTGCATCTGATTTTGCTTGATCTGCTTGTGCTGCCTTTAACTCATCCTCTGGGTCTTCTTCACCTGAGAACTTACTATAATCATCAGCAGGAATAGGCGCTCCACCAACTTCTGGATAACGAGTAACACCATCGCCACCAACTGGGATAGTTATACCACCATCCATTGGGTCCATCTCCATTTCACGAGCAATCTGATCTCTCATCTCATCAACCTCTGTATCATTCATTCGTAATACATGTTTAAGGACATATTCCTTACTGAAGAATGTTCCAATATATGATTGAATTGAATCGAGTGTTTGAATACGATCATTAAGAAGCTCTGCTTCCTTCAACTCTGCAAAGTGACCATCTTTCAAGAAGTCATATTGAATGTGTTCTTTCATAGTATCCCAATCTTCTAATGAGATAATACCTTTCAATATAAGTTGCGTCTTCAAAAGGTCAGTGAAGAGTGGTGTAAATTTCTTTCTAATTTTCTGAATGAACTTAGTAAACTTTAATTCATCCCGTGTGATTTCATTTGCCCGGCCAAGACTAAAAGAATTTTCTGATTCAAGTCTTGAGATAGGAACGTTAAGGGAGCGATATAGTTTCTGTCTGAAATATTCAATATCGTCAATCTCTCCTAGATTTGAACCACCAGCGAGAGTAGTAATCTCTGTTCCCCGTCCACCTTCACGGCGAGGTAACCAAAAATCTTCCAACATTGACATATGATTACGGTCATCACGGATTTCTCCAGTGCTAGCATCATAAACTAATTTGTTACGGTAACGGTTCATAACATCTTTTAGATACTGTTCCGCTTTCACCTTAGGCAAATTACCAACATCAATGTAGAAAATCCTACGTTCTGGAGCCCTTGAAATGCGATAGATAACTACTGCATCTTCAATCATCCTTAACTGATTGACAGGTTTGATTGCCTTATGCAAATAAGACAGAACCTTTCCACCATTCTGATCAATTACACCAGACGGACAATATGCAATAGAATCTGCTGCAATTTTTAAACCTTGATTTGCTCCACCGTATCCAGCAGAGAAAAGACCTTTTTCGTTGTAGATATAATACTCATCAATCTTCGTAATCATATCCACGCCAGTTTTAACGTCTTTATCTTTCTTAACTTGTCGAGCCTTCTTAATTTTAGTACAGTCAATGTACCTTAAATCAACAATACCCTTTCTAGGATTTTTAGTGTCGATTACCTTATGGTAAAAAATACGACCATCAACATACCAACGCCGAAGTATGTCATGACCTTTTTGCTCAAATTCCAAAAGAGACAATATCTTATTGAACTCTTTTCTCATTTCTCTTTTGATTTTATCTGAATAAGGTAGTCTATCAGTTCTCAACGTAACTGATTGGGAAACTTGGTCAGCAGTAATTGCTTCATTGATGATATCTTCAATTGCGCTATCACACTCTGGTTGTTGTGCAATATCTCTATACCTACGAATGAGGTCTAGTTCTGTTTTCTCTCGCCCATCCGTGTCTAAAATTTGGCCAAAGAAACCGCCTCCAGCAACGTCTATAGCGCCGTCATCAGGAGTTGGGGTGGTGAAAACTTGCTCACCACCCGTATCCTTTTTAGAACGATTAATTGTAAATCCGAAAAGTTCAGCCATAATATCTCATATCTCCCTACTCCTTTATTTAGTAGGTTTATAAAGTCAATTAAATCGAGAGACTGACTTCAACTGCAAATTCACCGCCACTATTAACATCACTAGCTAGGAAATGTTGATATCTGAATGTAACTTCAAAACTCTCAATTTCTGTTGCAGATGCAGATGACAAATCAATCGCTGCAATAGCCTGTGGCCATGCGTTGACAAACTTGTATACCTTAATAACTTTATCATCTCTATCAAGTTGAGATACTGTTAAATCAGCACAGTAGTCTAATGTATTATTAACTCCTCGACCACTGGCCAAATCATTAATTGCATTCTGCCATCTTTCCATACCATTACGAATTCTAAAGTCCGTATCGTTAAGGAATGTAGCTGTCCAAGGATCGGCAAAGTCTCTGTCGCCCGCAATCCGAATAGTTCTTCCACGGAACGGAACTTCAATTTCTTCAACCGACATTCCCGGCAGAGTTGTTGCACTACACAGAAATGCTGCATTCCTCAAATCAATGCCGGGGTTTCCAGCATTTCTAGGATTATTGATCTCAACTTTAAATTGGTTGGCTCTGGCACCGCCACCAATTAGTTGGGCTCTAAATTCGTCTATTGTTCCAACCATTTTACGTTACCTCCTAAAATTTGCCAACAACTTCAGAGAACTCAACACCTGTGCGAACCGCAACAAAGTTAAGCGTAATGAAGTTGATTGATCGTGCTGGTTTAATATAGATATCTGCAATAAATTCGTTTCGGTCAATGACTTCGCCACTGTTGTTTGTGCCATCAGCAACAACTTGGAAATCAGTAATACCTCTACGACCCTGCACATCCCGCAAGAAGGGTTCAACCAAATTACGGAACTGTGCCCGTGTAAACTCATCGTTGAACTCAAAGAGTTGGAATTTAGCAGCAGTAGCAATTGCCTTCTCAAGAACAAGGAACAAACGGCGCACGTTAATGCGGTCAAATGCACTTGGTTTTGTGAGAGCAGTTTTGTCACCAAAGAGAACTACACCTTGGCCAGGGAAGTCAACTACTGGGTTGATCCGAGCCTTGTAGAGAATATCTCTTTCTGCCTGTTGTGGATTATATGCAAGTTTAATTGCACCACGAATGTTACCACGGTTATAACCACCTGGCGAGAACCACGGATCAGCAACACTGTCTGTGAATGCACAAAGACCAGCGATGTCACCGTTCAAAGGAACATAACGATATACATCATTGTACTTGTCGTACATATATTTGTATCCACTGTCATAAACCACATAAGAGGATTATGGTAGTGTATCAAAAGAGTTTTTGACGTTCACTGTTTGTGTATTTGAACTTTGAACATTTACAACTGACTCACGAGCAGGTGAAATAAACGCAACGCAATCTTTGCGTAGTTCAGCAAGATCAGTAATCATTGTTCCATGTGTATCAAATTCATCACCGGCAGTACCAAAAGAACTTCCTGTAACTGTAACGGAAGGACCACCCAGAATAAAGTTAATGTCATGGAGTTCAGCATTAGCAAACAAGTCATATGCAGTTCTCTTTTCACCAAGTGAAACTGCATAATCATCTGTTCCGCCTGTAAGACTGTCTAATGTTGGTGCATCAACAGCAGTGAATGAACCAGCATCTGTATCTAGGATAATATTATCCCCATCTGTTTCATCAATAATATTGTCACCTTCATCTGATCCAGTTGCATCGGTTCCGTTCATAATGAGGGCATTTGACGCATCAAGGTCTATACCCCAGTTAGTACCGGCTCCAAGATGATCCATCCAGTAGATAAATGCAGATTGAGTATATAAAATATCTGCATAATAGTTTGTTCCACCTTGTGGAGTTTTTGCATTTGGATTTTTAGAAAGAGCAGAGTATGTTTCCAGAACTGCAAGTGTACGTTGACCAGCAACATTTTCTGCAAAACCAGAAATTTTACCAGTTGTATCATATACTACAATATGCATTTCGTCAGCAGAACCTCGACCTTGATTAGTTGACCAAGTAGATGTGCCTGGAGCAGCATCAAAAAGATCGTAAAATTTCCAACGGCGTCTGATGAAAGAATTATTAGCAAGAGAAGCAACAAGACCTGTTCCACTTGGATTATCCAACTCACGAATTGTAATCGTATTGTTTGAAGTATCTCTAGCAGTTACTTCGTACTCTCTACCAGCATGACCTGTAGCAGGAGTTCCAAAACCACTATCTGTGAAGAATGAAACAATGTCACCGACATTGATCACATTACTTGCAAGATCAACATCATCAACTGTGATTGATGTAGCACCACTTGCAACCGCACCATTAACTTGGTTTGCACCTGTGATATCTTGAGAAAATGCAGTTGCTGTTGCACAAATTGAAACAGCAAGGTTATTTCCTAAAGAACCAGCATCTCTTGCAGCCCATGGTCCAACACTACCTTGACCACTTCTAAACGAATTGGTGTAATGATCTGTATCTCTGATTAGAAGTCCAAGATTTGAACAGGCGTTCAAAACAGCAGACTCACAACGCACTACCTTGAGTGCATTGGAATACTGCAAAAAGTTTGCAGCAGTGTAAAAATATTCAAAGTTATCTGCATTTGGTTTACCAAAAATCGCAACCAACTCAGCCTCTGAACCAATATTAACAACGGAAGCAACTGGACCTTTTTCGAAAGGTCCGGCTAAAGCACCGATATTAGTTTGGACAGAAGGAACGATGTTTGATAAATCGATTTCTCTTACATGTACGCCAGGCGACACTAAAAAACTCATTTCCCTTACTCCTTTTATCTGTAGAGAATTAACTCTACGTTAGAGTTATTCTTTTCATTACGAATATTTATAAAAAATAGATTCCTAAACACTCTTTTTATATGCGAAGATTCTTATAAATAAAAACATGAATGATCATTACGAGAAATACAAAGAAACAATCAAAAGTGTATCCAAACGAAACTATCGTCAACGTCTTGTGTGGCTAAATGAATACCTTGCTGAGAAGTCATGTTCTCATTGTGGTGAAAGTGAAACAGTTTGTCTTAAATTTCATCCACATCATAATAAAATAAGAAAGTTAACTCAACGTAAAGGTATGAATGACGAAAGCAGAAAAGAAATTAATCAATTAATTAATCAATCAAGTATCCTTTGTTCAAACTGTTTCATTAAACTAGATCATGATCTTATTGAGTTTATATAGTGAATTACCAATTTGAACGATTGTCTCTAATTACTGGATTCCATTTAGTTCCATATTCATCAGTCATTTGACCAGAATTTTCTTCTTCAAGACCATCAAGCACAAATCCAAATGGAGCCATATCTTGTTCCAATGAATCTTGTTGTTCTCTCATCATGGTTGCACGAACATCTTGATCAGACAATTCTTTAAAATATTGTTGATCTGTTGCCCATGCGAACATAAACAAACATGCAACTAAATCATCGTTGCATCCTTCGTCAGCCTCAAACGATTG